GGGCGTACATGGTCGATAGTAAGTTGTTGTAATTCATAAGTTCCTCCACAATAAACGCATTGACAATTAAAGTGCTCCTTAATAGCTCTTCTCCAGAGCCTTTTAGATTCTGAACTCGTCATGGTTATTAAGTTGTGTAAATAGTAATCAGGGTTAGGTAGTAATGGGGTCATGCTTTTTTAGTTCTGCTTTTTCTGTTAACTTTCGCTGAGCACGTCTTTCCTTTAGTAGTGCTGCCTTTTGCGTGGCAAGAGTCTTTACCGTCTCTGTTACCGTAAGTGCCAAGTTTTCTATTAAGTTTGTTTGCATTAACTCGTATTGCTAGACCTTTAGTTGTTTTGTTGTATTTCTTTTGCTGGGTAAGACGTTTCTTCCTAGCTTTGGGGTTTTTCTTGTAGTATTCAGACGTTTTTGCCATATACTTTCCTCTTAACAAGTGCGGGGTCAACAGTAGGTAGAAGTTTGTTTAGCTTATCTAAAGGACTTCCATCAAAGGCTACACCTGTTATATCATTAGTTTTTAGCCAGTCACAAGCTGCTTTTAAATCTTGTGTAGTAGCTTCTCCGCTTTTTATTCGGTGTAGAAAGTCCTGTGTAACGAGATAATGTAACTCGTTAAAACTGTCTTCACTCGCTTTTCTGGGTAGTTTCTTTAGTTCTTCCATGGTTTTCTACGTAGTTTATGTTCAAAACAAATCTTAGTTTTTTATCTGTACACCATACACCAGCATGCTTTAAGTGTCCGGGGAATATGACTGCACGGTTACATTCTGATTGTACAAACTCACCACTATCCTTAAATTTAGTACCACCATTATTTCTGTTTAAATACAGAACACATGTCTTAGCTTCTTGATTACCAGATTTATGGTCATGTGGATGTGTGTCAAGATCATTGTGCCATTTACCTACAAAATTTTCAGATGCAGTAAATGTGCAGTTTGCTCTTATTAATAGCATCTTCCAGCAATTTAACTTCTCATATAGAATTTCAAATTCTGGTCTTTGATGATGGTATAGATCACTTATAAATTCAGAATTATGGATTCTTTCATAAATTTTAAGTGCCATTAAAGATTCATGGTACTTAACTTCTGGATCAGTATTCACAGGATTATCTCTTTCACCAAAAAAAGCAATGCTACCGTCTGCTTCATGGTCAAAAGTAGTATAGTCACAACACCTATAAGCGTCATAAGTCATTATGTGATAAGCTAGAGGTCTGAATACTTCTTCTGGTAAAAAGTGGTCTATAACCTTGATGGGTGAGTCTGTCATGTTATACGTTTAAGTTTTTTTTAACTAATTTTACTAAGCTGTCATCTACTGTATTATCTGTAGACTTAGCGTATGCTTCTAATAATTTAACTATCAGTTCTTTAACTGCTTGAGTCTTTATAAAAGCAAATAGAATTGGTTTAATTACTGCAATCATTTCTTCTCCTCCTTCTTAGCTTTAGGTGCTTTTTTCTTTGCAGCCTCAGCTCTAGCTTTAGCTTCTCTTTCCCATTGTAATGTTAGTGTGCTCATGTTAAAATAATAAGAATTTTTTGTCTTTTTTAGGCGGTTTAACTTTGACTATAGGTACTATATCCTGACACAGCTTTGAATTAGGTGTGTTAGGTCTATACATAAAACCTTTCTTCATTAAGTCCGCACATTTATGTGCTCGTGTTATCTCAAACTCGAGTTTCATCTTCTCTTCATATCTCTTAGCCATTTCTTTACACTGCTTATATCCTGACTTATCTAGAGGAACCATAAAATTAATCTGGAACCCCCAGTTTTCTGCTAGGGTGTAGCTAGTAGGTTGCATAAATTCATCTAATGGTTTCGTATGATTGCCCATATAAAACGGACTAAACGTCATAGTAGATCCATTACATTGTATGTTAGGACCATATATCTGACGTGACGATGCACCATTGTTCTGAAATTGTACAGCCTGATTAGTTACGTTACCAGTAGCAGCAGCTACAGGATTACTGACATTAGTGTCTTCAGCATAAACAGGTGTAGTTATTGCGAGAAGATAGAGTAAGTATTGGTAGTAGAATCTGTTTCGATTGTTCTGTCTATTGATATTGTTTCTATTGTGCCTGCTTCTCTTGTTGTTATTGATAGATCCCACTCTGTTGCACCTGTTGTAACTGAATAGGTTGTATCGGTTGCACCAATCGCACCACTTGGCGTAATATTTGTACCAGACCAAGTGGAGACTTCTGCTCCGAGTACGTCGTGTTCTATCGTTTCTGTTATAGTTTGGGTTGTTGTTGTCGTTGACTGCATCGACCCTGTTGTAAACTGGGGCGTGACAGTGTTCGCTCTTGCGGCTGCGGGGGACAACAGTGCTAAGAGTATTATCCATTTAGTCATGTCTTTGGTTTTTCTTTTGTTTCTTTTTTACCATTGCCAGTGGACAAGCCAAAAGTGGCGAGTGCTCCAGTAAATATTGAAGCTGGGAATGTTATATCCCCACCGGGACTCTTTTTAACCATGGGTAGTTCGACATAATTTAGGGTTATGATAAACCCAGACCAGATAACGACACCAAGACGAACCATCGCCCCCAGTACCACCATCTGTTCTTCATGATCGTCTATTCCTTCTTTGATTCTTTTGAAGAGTCCTTTTTGTTCTTCGGGTTTTTTCTCCATTTGGTGATTTTATCATTTAGGAATTTCTGGACCTTTTTACGTATCCATTCGATTAAAGGTTGTGTAACCGTTGTAGCTGCCACAGCTGTAATCGCCGTTGTAGCTGCCACTACGACAACCTCTGTTGAAGGTCGAGGTACTGGCTGCTTTATAAACGGTATTTTAAGTGTAGGTGGTTCGGGTGTTTCTTCTACAGTTTTGACTGGCTCTTCTTCCTGATCTCGTAGATCACTAGGAGGAACTACCATAGGTATATAGTATGGTACGTCAGCTGTAGGTAATGGTATTTCTACTGTTTCTATCTTTCTTATCTTAGGTATAAATATCTCCATTATTCTGCACAGCAGCTAGTACTTCTTCTGTCTCTTCCGTATAGCTCTGGAACCCAAGTCGAGTGTACTAAGTGATCGAAACTTTTTACTGTGTCAAATACTTCTGGTCTTAGTACAAAACAAGCCGAAGCTTTTATACCTTCAGACAGCATTTTTAAAACTCTATGATTACCGTCAAAAATACAGTACTCTTTGTCAAGAGGTTCTGTAAGTAAAGGGTCTAGACTAGACTTGTAAATTACTGGCGGATATCTAATATCAGCTTCCATAATTCTTGACTTTGTAATCTTAGTTCGTGCATCGTTCGGATCTTCTTTTCTAACATGTATATTTCTAAGCGGGACTATTATCAAATCATTTAAAGTTATGTTTGCAAAGATCTCGTTAGTTCTATATATACGTATAGGTTTTATAAATGGATTCTTAAAATGATGGGGTAAGGGCATGATATGTATTAAAACTAATTACTGTTCTTGGTTGGTGTTGAGGGAAAGTTTCATGCTGAAGCCAGCTTGGAAACAGGACTAACAACCCCTCATATATGTCCACTTCATAATGAAAGTTGTTTGCACTACATAACTCCATCATTCTACAGCCGTCTAACGGGTCTGAAAATACTAATGGTGAAGAACCTTTTGGTGCATCTACATATAGTGCCCCACTAACCACACTTCCAGTATGCCTATGCTGTCTAACACTGCCATTACTGTCCATCTTATTAAACCAGCTAGCAGCGATTTCACATGGTTCTAAATATAAAGTATTTGTATAATCATTTAATTTAGAATAGATATCTCGAATTAGATTTGTTAATCTTCCATCAGATAGAAAATAGTCAGTGGCACTTCCACGTGCATAACTGGTAGTGCCCCCGTCTAACACCTTTAGCAACCCGACATTATAATCTTTCATAACAGAATATATTAGTTCTTTATCAAGACTTAGATCGTAAGTTGCTATTTGTGTTGGAAAAATTTGGTGGATCATAAAAGTTAATCTAATAAAGTATCTACTTCAGATTTCTTATAAGTACCACTCTTAGGAATTTTGTCTTTAACTTCTTTGATTTTTACATCGTAAAGTTTTCTTTGTGTATCATCACCCTGTCTTTCCCAGTATAGAGCATCAAGCTGACTTCCTACTGATGGGTAGTTTGCTGCTCTTGCCTGTGCATAAGTGAGCATGTCATCTTCTTCAGATCGTACATATTCAATCTCGTCACCTACTTTAAGTGGTATGTCTCCAACTTTATCAAAAGGACTAGGAGGATTGTTATATCCAGCAATACTATCCTTGATCTGATTGAGGTCCATATTCTTAGTTATAGGCACTACAGCATACGACCCATCGTCATAATCTACTGAGACTGAGTCTACAGTAAGTTTTGTAATTTTAAATTTCATTGTTAGTTTCCGGCTACTGAGCCACTATTGTTAAATGTAATTGAGTTTCGGTTGTAGATGTAGTAACCAGCTGCACCTCCAGATTGTCCAGACGCACCAGCTGCACCAGCTGATCCACCAGAACCACTAGAACCGTTAGAATAGTTACCGTTTGCTCCAGAGTTACCTGTACCACCTGTAGCACCTTGGTTTCCGCTAGCACCGTTTGATCCAGCATTACCGAATGAACCGCCGTTTCCGCCAGTACCTCCAGTACCACCTGTACCACGAGCACCTCCAGTACCACCAGCACCAGAACCATTAGAACCACTAGCTCCGCCAGAACCACTGCCACCACTAGAGCCACCAGCTCCAGAAACGCCTGATCCAGAAGATTGGTTGTAGCCTTGACCTACGCCACCGTTACCACCGGCTCCACCGGCTCCACCAGAAGAACCACCAGCTCCTCCAGATCCACCATTATGTAGAACATATTTGTAACAGTGTTGACGATAGTAAGCACCAAAGTATCCATATCCAGCTAGGAAATTAGATGAAAATCCACCGTTAGGCCACGAACCAAACGTTTGCTGACACTTTGCGTCATTCTGGGATTGCCACCCTGATCTGTTAACTAGACCTTGGTATTGAGTTGTTCTACCTTGTCCACCAGTACCGCCAGTACCACCGTTTCCACCAGTACCACCAGTACCACCTTTTCCTCCGCCGCCACCGCCGGATTTAATATGAGCTCCAGAAGCGTTGTTAATAGTAACTCCAGATGTATGTGCACAGTGAATAGCGTTACCACCAGTACCACCATTACTTGCTCCACCATGACCCTCGATAGCTCCGTTATTGTCTATAATTAATGTACCACCCATACCGCTAGGTACGTTGATAGCATAGTTACCACTTGTAGCACCAATAGTTACACCACTGTTAATGATGACTCTTTTAGGTACAGCAGTAGCCCAGTTAGAACCAAAGATAGACGATAGGTTTAGGTTAGTTGCATTAGAGTTATATGTCTGTTGTATCTCGTTTACAGCACCATAAAAGTCTGAAAGAGATATTTCTCCTGACTCTGGGACATTAGTATTATTCGCTGGAACCTCGCCACCGTTTCTATAGTATTCAGAAAGAGCGTGAGGGGCTGTCCCCCCAAACTCTCCTACAATAGCTTGAATATTAATTGACCCACTCGAGGTTAAAGCCATTATTGACCTCCTTTAAGTTGTTCGATTTCTGCTTTTAGTTCTTTTATAGATTCGATAAGTACAGAAGTTAAAGCATGATAGTTGACTGTTAAATGACTATCTCCACCTCCAATAGGAGTTACTTCTTTTACAGCTTCTGGTAATACACCTTGTACTTCCTGAGCTATAACACCAGCACTTTTTTCTCCTGTTTTTTTCCAGTCAAAGGATACACCATTTAGTGCTTGTACTTTGTCTAGAGCGTTAGGTATTACTTCAATATTTTCTTTTAGTCTTCTATCAGATGCTACAGTTGTTGAGAAAGCTATAACGTCACCGTCTGCATGGAAGTCACCATCAGACTCAAATCTAAATTCGTTACTACCATTAATATTAATATCCATACGAGTATTATTGACAAACGTAAAGTTGTCAGTACTATCTCTTCCAATACTTCCAGTTGTATGAATGTTTTGACCGTTAAGTGCAGACGCTATCTCAGAACCTGTCTGGTCAGCAGTCGCTCCAGATTCAATACCGTTTAGCTTACTATGGTCAGCGTCAGTAAATACATTGCTGTCAGATGCTGACTCTACAAGTGTACGTATCTCGGCAGCAGTTTGATCTGCTGTAGCTCCGGATTCAATACCATCTAATTTACTACCGTCAGATGCTACGT